TCGGCACGAGCACGCCGTGTGTCGGATAGTGGCCGAGCCACCGTCGGAACAGTTCGCGCAGCATCTATGTATTAGGTGCTGCGTCGTCCGCACGGATCGCATCTAAACGTTATTCCGTTTGAAATATTCCTCGGCCTCTTCGTCGTAGCCGCTGCGCTTCGTGCCGCCCCACACGTGGCACGCGATGATCGACGCTACCAGCGGATCGATGGCGCAGAACTCCCGCGACTTCACGGGCCGGATGTTGCCGTTCTGGTCGCGCTTCGCGTGGGCGTCGGCGCACGAGCGCCGCAGGATCGGATCGTCGCCGATGACCAGGCGCGAGCCGGCCCACAGGTTTTGGAACAGGGCGCAGCCCGGGCCAAACGTCGAAATGCCCATGCGGTAGGCCATGATCGGCACGCCGTCCGTCTGAAGCTGCTCGGCGAGGTACTTGGAGCCCCACGAGTCGTAGCCGACGGCGCGGATGTCGAACTCGTCGCGCAGCTCGAGGATGCGCGCGCGCACAGCCTCGTAGTCGATCTCGCGCCCTGGCGTCAATGTGATCTTGCCTTCGGCGGCCCACGTCCTGATCGGGTAGCGGTAGTCAAGCTCGCGCTGCGCGACCTCGGCGCGAGGCCACCAGTAGTGGCCTCGGATCGCCACGCGCCCGTCGTCGAGCGGCACAGCCACAACGAGCGCCGTCATGTCGAGCGTCTTGGAAAGGTCGAGCCCGCACCACGCGGGTCGGCCGCGCAGGCTTTCCCAATCGACCGCGCTTCCGCCCGGCCACAGGCTCATGTCGAGCCATCCGCCCGTATTCTCGTCGCAGCGCGCCGCGTGGTACCGCGCGAACTCGCCGCGACCCATCGGGGAACGTTTCATGGTGTTCCATGAGCGCTTGAGCGACGCGAGGTCCGGCTGCCCGTGCTCGAGGCCCGGATTTGCCTTGCCCCAGTTGGATTCGTCGTCTAGGGCGTCGGCCGGGTCGAGCCCGTACAGGATCGGCAGCACGGTGTCATCCTCGAGCTCGCCGGACAAGATCGCTTCGCCCTGCTTCACGAGTTCCGCGTAGTGGTTCTCCGGGTTGCTGCCGGGGGTCGTGATGATGATGCCTGTGCTTTCCTTGCGCTTAGCCCCCGTCGTGAGCAACTTGGTTAGGAACCGCCCCTTGAACTCGGCGGCCTCGTCAGCGATCCACAGCGACGGGTTGAGGCCGTCGAGGCTCCTTTCGAGCGCCGGAAGCGCGGTCATCTCGCAGTCGTGCGACGGGCGCACGACGCGCTGGGCGCGCGCAAGCAGCGTTGGGTCGGCGAGGCGGATGGCCATCGTGCGGGCGGTGTCGAGGCAGATTCCGGCTTGCTCTTCGTTGTTGGCAATGACGTGCACTCGGCGCCCGTCGCCGGCGAGGAGATCCCACAGGGCGAGGCCCGCCATTAACGTCGTCTTGCCGTTGCCGCGGGCGACCTGGACGAGCGCCAGCCGGCAGCGGCGGCGGCCGTCGGCGAGGACGCGCCACCCGACGATTTGGGCGAGTACCCAGAGCTGCCACGGGTGCAGCGCGAACGCGGTGCCGCTCGACTCGCCGACGAGCGTGAGCCGGCGAAAATGGGCGTCGAGCGCATTGACCGCAGCCCAGTCGAGGTAAAGGTCGGGGCGCTTGAGGTCGGCGTCGAAGCGGCGAGCCGCGGCGTAGATCCATCGGCCGGCCGGCACGCGTCCGGCGAGCACGTCGGCGTTGTACGCAAGCACCGCAGTACAAACGTCGGATGCGGCGTGATTCCGTAGGGGCGATCCGCTCAAAAAATCGACCCCCCCCGTCCGAGCGTCAAAAGTGCCGATTGTGGATAACTTGTGGATAAGTCGGGCGAGTTATCCACCGTGGTGGTGGGCCATGTGGCACCTGTGGCACAGCGTCTCAAGGTTGCTGAGGTCGTCCCATCGGTGCGGTGCGTGCTGCCGCTCAACGATGTGGTGCACCTCCTCGCCGGCGAGGCCGCACCGGTTGCACGCTGGGTGCGCCATGAGCCACAGGCGGCGGATGCGCTGCCACCGACCGCCTGAGTAGCCTGCGGATCGGTCGGCATCAAAGCGCCTCGGTGGCGTCCATCGCGGGTCGAACGCGGGCCCTGGCATCAAGCACCTCCTGTGCGATTCGGGGAAGGTCGTCCAGGCGACACAGGATCAGCCACGGCTTGTGGCTTGAGCGCATGACCACCAGCGGCGCGCGTCGGGTGCGCTGCGAATCGCTCACGGCCTGATCCATGAACGCGTACGGGTTCAAGCGCTCGGTGCGCTTCACCTCGATGTGAAGGCTCACGCCGTCACAGTCAAGGTCGGCCATGCCCGTCTTGCCCGTGCGCTGTGCCGTGCGCGAGCAGTCGAGCCCGATCCGGCTCAAAGCCTCAGCCGCTTCCAGTTCTCCACGCGCGCCCTTGGTTCTAGATCCGAGTCCCATAGGCGCAGTATAGCGCACTTATCCACAGGTTGTCCACAAACAAACTTCGGGGGGGTCTTGACACTTCGGTTTCTCAGGGGTAGTCTCTTTAGGCGACCCCAAAGGAGCCGCCAAGAGGACTACCCCTGAAACCTACCCTTGCCTACGGGCCCACGGTCGAGAGAATCCCGTGGGCCTGTTTATTCCTCCTTTGACGCTTTCGTCTTCGGATTCCACAGCTTCGCGGCGTCCTTGGTTGAGTCGAAGGCGATGTCCGGCCAGTCGACGTGAATCACCCGCGGCTCGGGGCGCTTGAAGGACCGCGTCTCAGCGTTCATCACGAGGTATCCGTCGTCGGCGTGCCGCAGGAACGTGACATGGGAATCGGTCGCTCGGCCGATGGCGCTTGCGCCAGCGCCCACGTCCATCGTGCTCTTCTCAGTCTGGATTCCCTTGGTCGTGTGGTGGACCACCAGTATCGCCGCATTGGCCTTCGCCGCTATCCGGTCGATCTGGTTGTAGATCTGGGTCATGTCGGCGTTCTCGTTCTCCCTCATGCCGGCAGGGATGAACCGATAGAACGCGTCCAAGACGATCATTTGCCACGTACCAGCCGGTTGCGCCTCGACGGTCGCCTCGACGTCGTCGAGCGTCGCCCAGGCGCCGCGCAGGGTCATGACGTCGAGATTCGCGCGGCAGTCGTCCGCCGATACCCTCATCTGGTTGGCGATGCTGTGCAGTCGATTCTCAAGCGTTTCGGCGTGCAGCTCGACGTCGACCAAGAGGACCCTCCCGGGCTTGATGTAGAGATCATTCTGCGCCTTGCACGTGAACCCGCGCCCCCCAACCATTCCCATGATGAGCCGATGGGCAAGCCAACTCTTGCCCGTCTTGGGCGACCCGATCCAGTTCATGACCTCGCCGCGGCGCAGGAGCCCGCCGACGATCTCCTCGCGCATTTCGGTCGGGTACTCACGCTTCTCGAATGGCTTGAACTCAAGCAGTTTGGGGGGCACGTCCGCCCCCCTTTGCGCCGTAAACCCGCGCTCGTGCGCCCCCCTTCTTGACCCCATCTCCAACGCCTTCGCCACCGTGTTCGGCACGTAGTCGGGTCGGTCGGCCTTGAGGCTTCGCCCCTCCTCGCGCATCTTCACGGCAAGCGCGGATTCAATGACCGACGCCGGGAGCCCGCGCTGCGCCATTGAGCACGCGAGCGCCCAATCTGCGGCCGACGGGTCGAGAGAGGCCCTAGGAGCCGCCGTAGGGCGTTCCGACGGCTCGGGGGCCTCGACGGTCACCCGTTGCAGCCGAGCCCGGCAGAGGGCATCCACGGCCGTCTGGATCGACGTGCATCCCCGACCCTCGAAGACGGCCCGCCCGCTGACCGTGAAGTAGCGCCCCCGGTGGTAGACCTCAAGGTTGCCACGCCGGTTGGCGGACCACTCGGGCAGCGCCGTCGCCCTCGCGATGACGTGCACGCCCGTACCGCTCACGCTCCACTCGGCGTAGCAGTCGTGGGTAAGCAGCCATTCCCACACCCATGGTGCCATGCCGTTGGGCTGCGTGGGGTCAGCAACGTCATCGAAGTCGACGCCGAGCCACCCATCCCCGAGCACGAACCCGATGCCGCAATCGCCTTCCGTGCTTGAGTCGGCCGCTTCCCAGAACGTCCCCCAGGTCGCGGGGTCCGTGCTCGAAGCCTTGCGCCTCGACCCCGGCACGTAGGGGACCTTGGTCCACTTGCCGTCCCGCTCCTCGGCTTTCCAGTTGACCCACCGCGCGTCCTCGACGAGATCGCTCGGCAGTCTTTCGATGTCCCACCCGTAGTTCGGCTTTACGCTTCCATGCGCCATGTGCACCTCCGTAAAAAGCACCACGCTCCCCGGGTGGAGGAGCGTGGTACCCCGCTTGGGCGATGAGCCGGCGGTGGAGGTTCAGAACGGTACTTCGGAGTCCGGGAGCC